ATCGGCAGCGTCGGTTCCCATTCGTCAGTCGAGAACGAATCAAACGCATCGTTGCGCTTGGAGCGATAGATGCGATTGGAATTGAGCGCAGGAGTGCCCACGCGGTAGTATTCGCCAGCAGTAAAGCTGGTGGCTGAATCGCCAGCACGCAAGACGACGTTGTAGCGACTGGATGACACGCTGCCGCCTGTGTTGTCTACCGACGATTCGCTAACTAAGAACACCTGGCCAGAGCCGTTGGTGGGATCAAGCTGAGTAGATGTGCCACTGCGAGAACCAAGACGAGCGACAAAGTTACCAACTGGACGGCGGGTTGCAGTGGGGTTGCTGTTTTCAACGATGACTGAATACTTCCGCTCACTAGGAGTGCGAGTGTCAACCAGTCGACGGATGTAGACGCGGTTGCCGACAAGCACTGCCGGGTCCATCGTGGTGATGTTATTGATCGCAAGATCACCGCTGGGATTGACGTTAACAAGCGTTGGTGAATTTTCGTCCCACGGTGTCGCCGCCATCTTCGCCCTCACGTCAATGGCAGTGGAAGCATTCTTATCACCAGGCACAAAGCCAGGGCCGGTATCGCGGCTGCGGTTCTCAATCCAGATGTAGTCGTCTTGCTTGAGGCTGTAGCCGTAACGCCCGAAGGTAAGGTTTGGATCAAAGGCATTCTCAAGCGTGATCACACCAGTGCCGCTGTCGTAGCTAGCGACGGTGCCGATGGTGATCTGACGAATGTTGCTGCCATCTGTGCGCACTTTAAGAGCGCGACGCACTGCTTTTGTTAAGAATCCTTTGTCTTGATCAAATGCGCCGCTGGCAGTGCCGATGCCACGGAAGCCGGATGACAGCAATGCCGTCAGGCCGAAGTTTGAGTTGCTGTTGGTGATGGTGCATTCGCCACCGCTTGCGGTCCAGTGGTGAACAGCATCACCAATCACAAAGCAGCTAACTTCCTGAAGGATCGAGTTGTTAATGCACTTAAAGCCGAAACTGCGGTAGTCGGTGTCGTAACAACCAGTGGCGTGATTGATGTTGCCCGCAATGCGATAGCGGACATTGTTGATGTCAGAAGCAATGTAGGCGGCGTAGCTGGCAGGGACGTTCCATGAGCCACTCCCATAGATCTCCCATGCGTTCATGTCCTTCTGCAAGGACACGTTAGTGAACTGCGCCACCACCATGCTCTTGAAGCCTGTCACCTTGCTGCCATCAAGGAACATGCCGCACATTCCATAATCGGAACGCAACGAGCAGTTGAACACATACGGCGAGCTGCCGCGTGTGGAGTCAACAGCAGGAATAGCGGTCCCATCGAGGTAAACGGTAGTGATCTGCGTTTCGCCGGGATTGATGAGTTCAACGTCGGCAGGGTTGAGACCAAACGCCGTCGCCACCTTGGCGTAGAAAGCGCTTAGTTCTGCCTCAGCGCAGAATTCAAAAGCGGACAGCAGATGGTGCGATGTGGTAACACCGATCGCATCCTTGAAGGTGAAGTTGAAGAAGAACGAACCACCAGTGGCCTTGAAGATGGCGCCACGAGCGGTGGATGGGTTGAGGTTGGCGGCTGGAACCGTGCTCGGACGGATGACGGATTTACGCAGATCCTCGCCAACGATGCTGACGCCACGGGGAAGGATGACGCCGATGCCGCTGCCGTTGAACGCACGGAGGTTTTCAGTAGTGGGCGAGAACGATGCACCCCAAGAGCTAACGGTTTCGGATCCAGCAGGGGCGTTGTCGATGATGTGCTCACCGGGCGACACGCGGATCACCACGCGGTCATACAGATCGTTGCTGCCGCCGGAGACAATGGAAAGACGAGCGGCCTCGATCAGCGCACGTTGCAGCGTTTTGAACGGGGCGCTCTTGCTGTAGCCGGCGGTGATCTGCTGATTTGTAAGCGGCGGGACAGCAGTGCCGTCAGCTACGCCGCTTTGCCAGTCGTCGGTGCCGATCTCGGGGTCAACGTACAGGCAGGTCGTGGAGACGCCCTGACTGGTGCCACCCACGTAGCGACGGGCGGCAACTGCGATGGCGGCGATCTGTTCGCGGAAGCCGGCCTGGGTGATGTTCAGGTCATTGATGGATCCCGTTTCGCCGGGAAGCAGAATTGCCGCCACGATTTACACCTACACTTGTCTGCAGTTTACACACCCATTTTGAGTTCGATCGGGCCGGTGGTGACAAAGCGTGCGGTGCCGACGATTGCGTCAGAGGCGCGGGTGTTGATTGCTGTGTTTGTAACAAGAATATCGCATTTGTAGTACAAATCGCCGGGCGCGAGCTTGCGCGATGTATCAACGCGATCAGTGATCATAAAGAATTCAGCTTCGGCTTTGGCGCCTTTTTCGGTAAGCAGTAAAAGCTGCATCAAGGCCGTTGAGTCGTATCTATCTTCATCGGTGCGGCGCTCAACAAAAAAGTCAAATGAGCCACCGCCGCTGACGACGGATTTCACACTCTCTCCAAATTTCTGGCCAACTGCAGTGGTGCTGACATTCTCGGCATCAAGCTCGATGTTCCATTCGCGCAGTTCACCTTGAATAATCCAAGGGAAACCTCCAACCCACCTGCGTGGCTCAAGTTCAGCATCGTCGTATTCGCCAGTGCCTGCCACTGGCTGTAGGTAGCCTGGCGCATAGTCGCAGATGCTGGCTAGCGTAACTTCATCTCGTACATCAGAAAATCTGTAATCGCCGTTAGCTGCTAAGCATTCAGCTAGCGCGTTGTTGTATTCTTCAGTGCCAGCTGGAGCAATCAGCATGTATTTGAAGCTGAGCTGTCTTAAGTCAATGCGATTGCCGGGATTTCCGCCAAGAGCGGCGGCTCGGGTTGTATAAAGACTCAGCCTGCCAAGTTGATCCCTGTAGACAAAATAAGTACCTGTATTTACAGGTGTTCCATTGTTGTAGAAATCAACGGCATCATCGTCACTGACGTAATACTCATCATCTTCTGCTGTTACGTGAATCCTGTTCGGGCCAAGATCCCAGTACGAGCCAAAGTAGCAACCAACGCCTTCGGGTAACGTGTCCGCTGAAAACGGCAGGCCGTTGGGTGTGGATAAATAAACTTCGTCCCCATTCCAGAATTCAATGCTTTGAACTTGGAAGGTATCGATGTCCGCTCGCAGTGAATTTTCAAAAACAACAATAGGTTCCGGCGCCTCTCGGCGAAAGCGCACGTTGCCTTCAATGCCGAGAACTGCCATCGCTTAGAAGCCGCCAGAAATCGCACCAGACACTTGGAATGACACGGAACAAACTTGGATTGCACCAACACTGACACTCGGCGACACGCTAGTTAGGAACGCTGAGCAGCTCAGACTCTTGCCGCCTGCGGTGTCAAGTACAAAGCTAACCGAGCTTGCTACGTTATCACTATTGCTTAATATGCTGTTTAGCAGTGAAACGGCTTGACCTTCTGATGGGTCGTACATCAACTCAGCCGTACCAGTTGAGCTGCGTATTCCGGGCACATAGCTGCGGTCATGCACTCCCAGTGTGGTGGTTTCCAGTGGATCCTTGTTGATCGACATTGACCACAACCGTACCTTGCCGACAGTGGCGCCGTTCCAGCTGAGAGCGCCATTTTTTCCAGTAAGGACGGCCACGAATCACTCCAACCTATAAGCATCATAGCTAGAAGTCACGCGTGGCTTCAAGGCTGATGCGGACACTGCTGATGCCAGGTTTGACACGCTGGACTTGAGGTGGCGCAGCGAAGTGCCAAATCAATCCGTCGCCGCCATCTGAAACGTATGCGGTCAGCGTGGCATCGGCGCCATCGAATACTTGACTTGGCACTGTCACGGCATCAAGCTGTCCGCGTGATGCGTTCCAGGCATTAAGGAATTGAGCAGCGGAGGTGTCGGTGATGTTGTCAAAACTAAGCTGCAACGTAGACCGCGATCCGCGACTGCCGAAAATACGACGTGACACCACGCCACTAAGCGAAGTGTTGGACTTAACCGGAAATTCCGGTGCCGTGAAGTCCATTGCGGTTGGCGTCAGCGCAGGTAGTGCGGCCATGTTCAGGTCTCCACCCAGAAGTCGTCGTTGCTCCACTCAGCGTAAAGCTGCAACGTGCCATCGCTAAGCAATGGAGCATGAACGGCCTCGATTTCGTAGCCATCCTCGCTTGGTGTAATTGAATCGATGCGATAAGTACGGGTAAGGATCTCGGAGGTCTTGACGGTGAACACTACGCCTGCGGGGCTAGCAGTTTTGCCACTATCGCTTACGGTCAGCGTGCCTTCCGTCACCTCAACATCCTTGTCGCCAGTCCAGTAAACGATTTCATGATTTCCATCGCTGAGACTTGTCGATGACACCAGTTGCCCATCGCCCGTAACCGCGCCATTGGTGAACTGGTTGTAATGCGTGTAGTCCAGTGCCACTTTGATGAAATCTCCAGGAGCGATGGAGCTTGTCAGCGCTTCGTAGGTTGTGCTGATTTTTACGGTGTGATCCGCAAGTCGTCTGGCGCCAATGATGAACCGCGTAGCTTTAAGCGCATGTTGCTCGCTTGTGCAGTATTCCGACATGTCAAGGCTTTCGGTGACGCCTTGCCCCCAGTCATTGTGGTAGACAATGCGTTCTTTCGGCTCTGGGAACAAGCCATAACTGGGGTTGACGCTTTCAGATGGTGCGTTGCCGCCGTAACGTTCTGTTCTGTATTTGACCGACATGGAGATCGGCTGGCGTTGCTCGGCATCAGCCATCGTTAGCTCCATGCTGATGCAGTTGCCAGCGGTAAAAAGCCCTCGAATTTCCGGCTGCTGCGGGATGGCTTGGTCCAGGTAAAAGATGCCGCCGCGCTCGATCAGCAGCAGGCAGTGCGTGGCAGCCGTATCAGCCGCCCACTGTCGCCAGTTGGTGTTGTTGATCTTTGGCCCGTCATAGAAGAAGCGGTTGTCCTGGCAGAATTGCGCGGCAGCCGTAAAAGATGCAATGTCGATCTGTTCAGCACTAATCTCGTTACCGAGTCCGTAGCGCTTGTTCAGCATGAAGTCATACAAAATTTCAGGGAACAAATGCGTAGCGCCAAATTCGCCGAGCAGTCTTTGGACTTCCTTACCTTCGACAATGTAAGCCGAAAGTTGCGAGAACTGCGACCACTCGCGGCCTGCCTTTACGTTCATACCGATCAGACACAAGTTGTCGTATTGCGGCGTGAAGGGATTGGGCTGGATGACGTTGACGTAGGCGATTTCGTGCTCAGGTGCAGACGAGCAAGACGTGGTGATTTCGTTATACACAAAAAACTCAGCTGCTCGTGCGTAACGGTCCAGATACGTGCCATCTGTATCGGAAGTGTAATCACCCTCCGTCCAGCTAATGCCAATTTCTTGCTTCGGGCGAAGACCTTGTATGTCAAACACTTGATCGAAATCAAGCAAGTCAATGTACCGTCCTTTTACATAAGCGCTTCCCTGGTCAAAGCCAAGTGACAATAGTGAAGACGTAGCAAGGTTATCGGCTTGCAATTCAATAACTCGCCAAGACAGGTTCCTGATTTCCCAGCTTGAGACTGGCTCGATCCGCACTTCCCATGCTGCATCTCCCTTCATCGCAAAACGGATAAAATTAAACGACGGTGTTTCTTTCGCGCCAGATACCGCAAAAACATAGTTGCTCATGTTGATAAAATCAACAGAATTTGCTGGGTCCGAACGCAGAGCAACCCGGAAAAAGCTATAACGTTTTTCTGGTGTAGTGACCGTGCCAGAGCTAAAGACTGTATTTGCTAAGTTGTCCGAAACGCTTTCACCAGCAAGGCCATCAGCAGACTTCCAGTTAATCGATTCGTAGCCGGGCACATCATCCGTGACCGGCCCTACAGGCTTATCCGTTGGTACATCCGCAAAGTTGCACAGTCCCTGAATTTGCATCGCAACATTGCTACGAATGCCAATTTCAAAATACTGCGTTTCCCTGTTGATACTGACGCTTCCTAACGCACAACGGAAGATCTGCGGAAATGCCGATGCTGTGTAATATCGTTCGCCAATTTCCCCATCGGCATAGTTTAATCCTACGGTTTGAAACTTCCAGGGAGTAGACGGATTAGATGCGACGTTTTCAGCTGGGCGAATTGAATCCTCACCAACTGTGTCAAAGAATCTTGTATCCGTAAGGTCGTAACCAGCGACGCCAATTTGGCCGGAACGCACTACGCGGAACGTAAAAAATGCGTTTTGCCCTAACGTTACAGGTCCAGCATCTAATGATGTTGCGATGCCCTCTAGCACACTAAGTGAATAATCCGCTTCACTGCTAAATAAAGGATCGCGTTGAATCAATACTGCTAAACACGACCCAGCCTTATAAAGCTCTCCTTCTTGCAGCGCCGAGTCATATTGCTTTTGCCTTCCAGAAACGGCTTGCCCCACTGCAATTAATGTTTCTTGGCCATCCATTGAGCCGTTTTCGTTATCGCTGTTTTCCGAGTTAACAACAATTTCAGGGAAGACCAATCCGTCAAATACACCATCAGATTTCTGGCTAAGCATGTAGGTAAAAGTATCGCCTACATTCAATGAAACAATGGCACCAGGCGTGCTGCCTTTACTCGTAGCGATAATCCCAGATTTACTGCTGTAGCAGTATTTGTACTTCCAGGCTTCTGCCGTTGCCTGTGCATCGTCGTCCGCTTTGTATTCCTCGTTCCTGACTTGAAGCGTCCTTAACGGACGAATGCGCGGATTGATGCGATAACCAAGGCCGTTTGCGATGGGCGAATAAAGGCCAAAGCTGGTAGACGTACTCGGTTTATATGCGCCGCAGAATGCAGGGATTAGATTGTTTGGATTGACTTCAACCCGAAAGATGTCAGATTTGTATTGGCCCCTCGCTCCGATGTCATTGCGGGAGCCCGACAGGTAGTTCCCGATGGCCATGCGGCCACCGTCGGACACGCTGTAAATGGCAATGCGCTGCAGGTCGCCCTCGAAGGAGTAGGCGCTAAGCGTGTTGTTGCCAATGGCGAAGCTGTGCGGATGGATGGCGCCAACACTACCCTCGCCAACGAGGAACACAGCACGAAGCATCTGGCTACCACCTAACGACCAGATCTGACTCCACAGCAATGGAGTGTTGATACGAACACCGCCATACCACTGCCCGTTCAAGAACTCACGCTTGGCGTAGACGAGTGGAATCGGATCGCCAAGAGGGGCAACATCTTGAACCGCCTCGAAGCCATAGGTGGGGGCAAAGGCGCCGGGTGAGTTCAGCGTGTCGCCTTGACGCTGCCGTGTGGTCAGCTCACCACGTTCGCGCTGCTGCGGTGGACGTGGGGCCAAGAGCAGCGACACCACGGTGAGGCCAACACCTATGACAAGGTTGGCAATGGCGATAATCAGCGCCGTCTCAGTACCAGCCACAACAGCAGGCTGCGGGCCTTCCATGGCGCGGCGTTGCACTTCCGCCTTGTACCAGCGCATCTCCTCCTCGGTGAGCCCAAGCAGCTCAGCGATGTAGCGATCCTGAGGCAGAAGTGGTGCGCTCATTTCCAATCGTACCAGTCAAATTTACGGAGCATATTCCCGGGCATCCATCGGACGCCGCGTTTGTGGCTTACATGCAGCAATCCATCATCGATCATCACTGCTGTACCCATTTTATCTGGTGTCTCAAACACTGTAAAGGCACCATTGTGTGGAGTCTGCACTGGCACTAGATGCGGCAAGATCAGCTTGTGTATTTCGGAGAACGCTTCCGATTGAGATAAGAGAATCAAGGTCGCCGTATCGATTGCGTCAGGCGCTGGTAGCCCTAAGTGCTCGCGGATGCGCGTCACCATCAAAAGGCAGTCGCAACCTTCATCGCAAACCGGATCAGCTCCGGTGACGTGAGGTTTACCAATCCAGCGATGCCAATTCATGAGACGACCAATGTACCCGAGCTTGGAACGCGCCCCACAAGCGAACGCGAAAGGAAACGGCCAGGGCCGCGTCGTGTTGCATCACCGGGGCCACGCAAGACGAAGGTGAGCATCTCTTGATCGTGGCTGAAGCTGCCGACGACCCATAGCTCTCGGGAAATTGTGGCGGCCTCTGCCAGTGAGCTGATGTTGACTTCTTTGGTTGTTACCTCTGCGATGTACCGATTGTCTGCCGCTTCTTTGGCGTAGTTCAATGAGATGGCATTAACAGGAGTGACGAGGTTTGCTTCTGAACGCTCGCCTGCTGTTTGCCCTGCGCCTTGTCCGTAACCAAAGGGCAAGAAGTCAGCCGGGCGATCCACGTAGAAGTTTTGCCACAAAGGGCTAGCGGTTGCAAATGTTTCGCGGTTGCGGAACTGCAAATAGTTGACAGTTGCGACTGACATCAGATCCCCACCCGTTTACGTGTCTTGACACTATTCTGCAGCGCCCCGATTGTAAGCTCACGCCCTCGGAGTGCAGATTGCGCCGCCATGCGTTCAGCTTGTTCGCGAGTGACGTATTCCACGTTATTGATCACCTGCGATTCGTATTTGATGTCGAGTTTGCCGGGTGTTGATGCCATTTGCTCAATACGCTCGCGTTCATAACGCCGGTCAAATTCTTTCTGCTGTGACATGATTTGCATTCTATTCTCTTGGATACGCTCGCTTTCACGTATTGCAGCCCGTGTTGCTACTGTCGCTTCGCGTTCAGCTTCGCTGTCACCAGGAGCTGTCCCGCCGGTTTCGGTGTCAATAGAGTCAAGGAAAGCCCTATTCTGCGCTTGCAGATTTTCGTTTGACATCACCATGCCACTACTGGATGGCATGAACAACTCAGGCCCGCGTTCACCGACGATGTAAGGCTCGTTTGCGTTGACGGGGCCGCCATTGGCGCGGGTGCCGAAACCAAGGAAGCTGAGGATGCCGCCGCTACCAGCAGGGCCAGCAAGAGCATTCAAGCCAAAGTTCAGGAAGAAGCTACCAAGCTGGCTCAGTGTATCCCGCAGGATGTTGTTCCAATCAGCCGTACCATCAATCAAGCCATCAATTGCGCTACGCAGCTGATTGCCGATGATGTCACCAGCACCGGCAAGGGCTTGCTGGAACATGTCTGCTTCTTTATTCAAGGCAGCCATGGCAGCGGTCCTTTCTTCAACTTGGCTAAATGCTTCGCTGAATGACAGGCCGCCATCCATCATCAACCTGTTGATGTCTTTGAATTTCTCCACAAACGCTTCACCCTTTTGGGCTTGCATTTCTAGCAGATTGGTTTCTTGTTGATAGTTACTGATGACATCATTCTGGGTTTCGGCTAGTTCTTTTTGTTTTTGTGAGAATTGTCTTAGGCGCTCAAGCCTTGCATTGTCAAGTTCTTTTAGCTTTTCGTCTAACTGTATGCCGTTTCGTTTTAGCTCAAGCTCTTCAAGTTGTGGGTCTAGGCCTCGCTGTTGAATCTCAAGCTGGCGTTTATATGCTTCGTATTGCGCCACTAAGATTTCGTTGCTAGCCAATCGGGCTTTTGAGATAAGCCCTTCAACTTCAATTATTTCATTCAGTTCGGCGACTTGCTGTCCAATGCTTTTTTGAGGTTTTGCGCTTTTGCTGCCTGCGCCTGCGCCCCTGGCCGCTGCGCCGCCGCCTGTGGTTACTTTCGGAGTTTCTTTCGGTGGTGTATAAACAGTGCCGTAGCGTACGTCATAGGTGGTGCCAGAAACGGTATTAAGAAGCCGGCCATCTTTTGCCCTTGAATAACCTGCAGGTAGCTTTTCGCCTGCCTTGCCGCCTTTGAATAGCTCTTCAATTTCCACTCGAATCTTGTAAGTACCTTTAATTCGATTGAGCTGGTTTTGCAGTTCCGCTACTTCACCGCGCAATCGAGCTGCCTTCCTACCCGTTGCAGCCATTTCACCACCTGTGCCTTGAAGTTCACCTCTAGCTTTCGCCAGTTTCTGCTCAAGCTCTGATTGCTTGTTTTTGAGCTGCTCGGTTGATCCCGCCCCATCGTCAAGCAAGGCATTGAGTTTTGCCTGCTCTTGGTAATAATTAACGGTTGCAATGGTTAGAGCCGCCACGCCAGCAGCAGCTGCAACCCATGGAGCTGCTGCGATTAGCCCTGTTGCAGTAATGCCGCCAAGCAGCCCAATTACAGCAGAGATCGCAGGCGCCAATGCCACAAACGCAGCCGTCAATCCAAGTGCTGCCGCCGCCAATGTTTTGACTGGACCAGGGAGTTGGCCAAATAGCTTAAGCATTTCAGTCGCACCCTCCAGTAGCACCGTAATAGAAGGTGCAAGCTCAGTACCTATTGCCTCAGACAATCCTCCTAAGGCATTCCTGAACTTCTGCGTTTGTGTGATATTTGCTGCTACGTCTCCCTCGTATTTATCCCGCAAAGTTTTGGTAGCTTGAATAATCAAATCTGCACTTAGCGCTCCCTCTTTTGCCATAGCGCGAATCTCAGTGCTTGACTTGCCCGCAGCCGCTGCCACTGCATTCAGCAACTCTGGCAATGTTTCGCTAATTGTTTTTAATTCATCACCAGTCAAACTTCCAGAGCCCAATGCCTGCGCAAGCTGGTAAGACGCTGAAGATGCCTCGGCAGCGCTTCTGCCAGTAGCAATCAGCGCTGAGTTCATACCTTCATAGACGGCAACGATTTCTTCTAGTGTCACACCTTGCGCACCAAGTCGCGAGCCAAGGTTAGACAAGGCTCCCGATGTATCTGTTACGCTTACTTCAAACTTATTTGCTAGTCTTTCCGCCTCTTGCTGCGCACCGGCAAATTGCCCATACTCTTCAGTCAATCGAGCAAGCCGTTTTTGCGCTAATGCAAGAGCTTGAGCATCGCCAAATGAAGTACTTATTGCAGCACCTGCGCCAATGCTTAACAATGTTCCGCGCAGCCCGCTAAGTGCTTTGCTCGCTCGCTGCCTGATGCCTATGCTGCGCTCTTCTTCTTTGTTTGCGCTTCGCAATACTCCCTCGTATTGCTTGATCTGTTGACTGGCTTTTTGGTACAGCGCACCGTTTAGTTTTACGCTGGATTGAACTTCACGTAATGCTGCAATTTGCGCGCGGATTGCTTTTTCTGTATTCAGCACCCGCGCGGAAAACACGCCCTGCACGGTAGACGCTTTGGCAAATCCGCCTTGCTGCGCTTGGATTGCAGACTTGACTTGATCTGCGCTGCCCTTTAATCCTTTGAATGATCTGTCAAGGTTAGAAGCTGCCTGCTGAATCTGCTTCAGCTTCGCCGGTACACCACGCGAATCAAGGTTGATTGCGACATTAGCAACGGCTGCCACTGCTCAACACCTATCGATAACAGCAGTCTACCGCCGGCGCTTCATTGCTTTCTCGCGTTCTTCATTTCTGACAGTAAAGAACGCATCCCAGATCAGCAGCTC